GTTGATTCCGAACTGACTTCAAATTACCTGTCAGTCACGTACGGGTCGATATTCATGCGCGCTTCGTTCCAGACCGAATCGGAGACCGTCTCGATACGCGTGATCTCGGTATCCGTGAGTTCGACGGCTTCGGTCTCCAGCACCTCGGGGAAGCCCGCACTGTCGACGAGGCCGACTGTTTCGAACGCTTCGACGAGAAACGACGCGAGTGCCGTATCGTAGAAGTCGAAGTTGTGGGCACTGTCGTTCCAGAACGCTTGGGTTGGTGGATCTACATCCGAGACCGTACCCGTATCTGCAAAGCCGAAGCTCTCAGTCTCCGTTACGTCGTCATCGACGACGCTAGTTGCGACCAGTTTGACAGCCTCCGTCTCCTCTACACGGTCACCGACGACCTGTGTGTCATCGAGAACCAGCGTATCGCTCACCGACTTCTGGACAAGAATCCCCACACCGACACCCGCAGCGACGACTGAACTGATGGTGTTGATGAACTCCGCCTCGGAGATGTCTTCTCCCGAAATCACCTCACCCACGTCAAGATAGAACTGCGCCGCCCCGAACGTGAAGCGTTCTTCGAGGATGATCTCACTCGTATCCGCACTCAGCAACAGTGCAGCCACCTCTTTGATCTCGTCGACCGTCGCCGACGTGAGTTGGGCGCGCAGCCCAGTTTTCACACGGGCGCGGAACGCCGCCACCGTTTCGCTGCCACGGCGTTCCATCTCGAACAGCGAGGCGATCTTGTTGAGTTGTTCACCCGTTGCTGAATCAATGAACTTCTCGACGAACACATCATCCAGCGTCTGTTCGTGATCATCGAACTCGTTGGCGAGTGCGGTCAGCAGCGCGCTCCACGTCTGTTCTTCCGGATCGTATGGTGAGGTGAGACTTTCTTCCAGCCGCTCGCGCGGCGTCTTGTTGCTCATTGGGTTGTGACTCCTATCAGGGCTGTGGAAGTCATGGCCACCTCATTCAGCCCGATGGTGATGTTCGAGGCGGCCAGCGAGTCGCCGTCGATAGCCATCGTCATGTCGCCCTCGACCACCCCACGCTGATCCATCACGCGACGGAACACCTGATCAAAGATCACGTCATCACCGATCTCCAATCCGGGGTACTCGATGCCGCCGTTGACGATCCCACCGATGTACTGAATAATGCGGTCTTCGATCTGCTCGACGCCATCGGACGGGAACGTCGCGCCGGTCGTGATGGTCAGGTCGATATCGATATCAACCTCCGTCGCCCGATCAAAGCTCTCGGGGCGTGTCACGCCGTCGTTGTCCACCGCATCGGCAGTGGTTGCCCCGAACGTCTGGAGTCCAGCCCCGCGGGATTCAAAGATGGCTTGGGCAATTGTGGTATCAGCCACGCCGGGTGCCTGCACTGTCACCTCCGGACCGTACTCATTGGTCACCGTATCCCGTCGCTCCTCGACACGCACGGAGATGATGTCGTCGGAGTAGTTGAGAATCGACGACTCCATGGCGGACACCGTACTGACACCACCTTCGCCTTTGGTGGTCTCGTAGCGCAGCTTGAACTCCGGATCGCGCTCCTCATCACGGCCTTCGACATACCCTTCGGACTGATCGCCCGTCGGGTTCGGGTTGGTCACCGAGTCAATCCCCGAAACCGGATCGCCGAAGCGCGTGATCGTATCCGCATCGACGTTGGTTTCCTCACCCAGCCACTCCTCGTCGAGATCCGTCTGCCACGGGCTGAGAGCCTTGATGGGCACAGTCACTGATACCGACCCGTCAGACAGGATTCGTTGAGTCATCGTCTCGAACGGAATCGGTGGGCGAGATTCAGTCCGTGGTGTCGTGACGACCGTCCCTTCGGGAATCGAGTAGTCGGTCGACGCCATGGTCTCCCGACTGAACACGACCTCACCCGTGGCCGCACGCAACGGACGGCGGCTGAAACCAGCCAACGCCAACTGCTTGTCGAGTTGTTCGCCAAAACTATCCTCATAGAACGAGGCGTAGTAGGCCGCTTCGGCAGCGTCCCACTGCGTGGCGATCTCCGTGGCGGTGGCGTTGATGATCTGCAAGACGGGTGAACTCGGACGAAGCTCGATATCAGTGCCAAGCTCCTGTTCGAACGCCGTCTTGAGATCGTCGCGGATCTGATCAATCGACTTCTTCTCGAAGGTGCCGTCAGGTTGTGGGCCGAACTGGCTCACTGCATCTCAACTCCAAACTCCACAGTGTCCGGCACTGATACCAGTGCCACCGCCACATCGACCTGTCGGGTGCGGTTTGTTCGATCACCCGTGATCTCGACCGACTCGATCGATTCGACCCGATCGTCTCGATCCAGTGCGAAGCGGATCTCCCGATCCAACACCTCGTTGGGTGCGCCGACGATCTCGAAGACACGCAGGCCATGATCCGGCGCGAACGGGTCTTCGCCACGCACCGTCGTCAGCGTGTCCTTCAGTTCCTGCGTGACACCTTCGATACCATCGATCATCGCGTACCGCTTCGCGTCGTCGAGATTGATATCGCCGTCTGCGTTGGTCTGGAGTGTGCGTTTGAACACCATAGTTAGCTTGCCTCCGTATCCGAGGAGCCGGGGTCGTCGACCGTGACCGACCCGCCCGAACTGTCGGTCAACGTCGCATCAGCGGTCAACACCGGGGCGGAAGCGTTCGGATCACCCAACGTGACCGAGCCGTCCGGAGCCAGTTTGATCACCGTCCCCGAGCTATGGCTGACTTCGAACAGCCCATCTGGAGCCATCGTCATTGTCGAGCCATCGCTCTGGATCGCCAGCACGAACTCACCGGGCGAGTGACTGGGGATCGCGTCGTCATCCAGCCAGAGACTGGCGATGAACACCGCCGCCTCCAGCGTGTGCCGCCGGGTCGAACTGTTCGGCACATGGCCGCGATCTTGGATCTGCTCGGCCAGCGGCTCGCGTGTGTGGAGCAACAGCCCTTCCATCTCTGATTCGAGTGGCAACACCACACCAACCCCATCGCCGCCGAACGGCGTGGCGATCGGCACGTCATCGACGAACACGTTGGCGTCGGATTTGAGACTCACCGTCACCCGCTGGGTCTCACTGTCGACGCTCTCGATGATCGCCATACTCGCCGTGTACATGCCGCGCACCTCGTCGCGGATGAACTGGCGGATGGTGCCGGCGATTGAGACATCCTTGTCACTCATCGATACACCTGTGCCGTCTCTGATTGTGATTGCGTTGCGTTATGCATCGAGAATGAACCTCCACTCCGCTTCGTTAGTCACAGTGGCCGGATTACACCGGGTTGTAGCCGGGGAACTCGACCACATCAGGCGTTGGGTCGTACTCCTCGGCGTCGTCAGCCAGCGTCACGTCAGCGGTCACCGTGTGGTCACCGCTCACCGTCGAACTCGCGTACTCGTAGTTCTCGACGCGATAGACACCATCGAACCGATCAGTGTTGATGACCACCTCGGCTCCCTTTCGGATGCGCGGATCGAGCATGGCAGTAAACTCCAGTCGAGTCTCATCGTCCTCGCTGTCGTTGTTCGACTTCTTGCCGATGTTCAACAGCAAGCCATCAAACGATAGCTCGGGTGCCTCGCCTACAGTGGTCGAACGCTCGACGAAGAACAGCCGACCCTGCTCGGCGAACCACTCCCACTTGACGCCCGTCAGTTCGGCGGCGTACTCCAGCAGTTCGTCGAGCCAGTCTTTGACCTTCCGATCGGTCGTCATCGCCCAGTTACCCGGAATGGACTGGCCAACGGGATCGACCGTCGCGCCAAGCCCCAGCGAGGCGGCGATCTCCTCGACGATTACCGACGGCGAAGCATCGGCCCAACTGTTGCTGATACGGTTAAGAACCGCCTCCGCCGTCACGTCTTGGCCCTGCAAGCGATACTCGATATCGCTGCCGTTGACCGACGCCTTCAGCTTGTCAACGTTACCGTAAATCACGTTCTGCTGGATACCATTTGCCCACCCCAGCGTGATCGAGAGCTTGCTGTTCTTGTCGAAGCGATCCCACGTCGCATCCGTGAGATTCCACAGCTTCGCGTCAAACTCCAGCGGATCGCTGCTGGGCTTGGTGACGGAGATATCCATATCGAATCCCGACATGTCTTGGCCGTCAATGTAGAGTTCGCGGTGCTGCTTCCAGAGGCGCATCCTACCACTCCTCCGGCGGACGACCATCGGGACCCGGAATCACGTAGAAGTACATCTCCTCCTGTAAATTCTGCGGCGTCACGCGTTGGGCCTCGCCGCTGGGATCGGCGAACAGAAACACGCAGAACGGCAGATATGAATAGTACCGATACGGCGTGGCCACGCTCTTGGTGACCCGCCGCCCGATAGTCAGATGCTCGATTTCAACCGTCCAGCGACTCAACTCGGAGTTCCACTCCATCTGAAGTGCGAACCGCTGACGCGGAAAACTCCGCGGCGTGAACTCCACGTTGATCGACTGGCGGTTCTGGATTCGGTGGCGTGGCAAGTTGATGCGTTCAGTCATCGGTTAGAACCCCAGTGCGCTGGCCATCGAATCAGCAGCGTTGCTCAGTGACTCGACGATACCACCGCTGTCACTCGTGCCCGAGGGATCGTCATCGGTTGGCTCCGAACCAGCCACGCTGGGTGGGTTCGCACTCGCACTGCTACTCATCGAGCCACCGGGTGCTTCAAAAGAGACTTCAGCGGTCTCCATCTCGGCAAACGTGATTTCCTCGATCTTCAGCGTGACCTTGTGATGCGAAAGACGGGTTGCCTCGTCGGACACCGACAGATCGTCGAGCTTCGCCTCCGGAATACCGAGGTCCCCGATCGACGCGGAGAACGGCTCGCCTGCCTCACGGATCGTGGTGAGTTGCTCAACCACGTCGGGTTCGACCCACGCTTCGAGCGTGACAGCAATCGGCTCACTGCTGACGTAGGTGCTGAACTCGAAGCCCCGCTCGACCGTCTCCGTCGGAGCGTTCCACCCGGCATTCGAGTCGCGCCGGGTCGCGCCCTCGATGACGATATCATTGATTGTAACTTGAGTCATGGTGTTTGGTCTCCGATCGAATCAGTCCAAATCCGCTTTCAGCTTACGTTCGAGTTCGGTCAACACGTCGTCAGTCGCCGACTCGGTAGCCGCCGCCACGTCAGCCTCGGGCGAATCCGTCCCACCCTCGAAGGTGATGTTCTGGATCACCTCGATCATGATCTCCGTCCGCGAGGCAGCACTCGTCGACGGATTACTACCATCGGTACCGAGTCCACCCGTGAACGAGCCGATGACCTTACCAAGCGGCGTCTGCTTGGCGATCGAGCCGAGAGCGTTGGCGACCGTGCCGCCCTCACCAGCCATGCCTTTGGCGATGGTCTGTGGAATCGCCGATCCGGCATCAGTCAGTCGACTAAAGCCACCTTTCTCCGCATCAGAGAACGGCAAATAGGCCGAGGCTGCATCAGTAACCGACGACACGGCATCCAGCACTGGTCCGGGCACGATGCCCTCCGCCAGTCCCTTCACCATATCGTAACCACGCTGCTTCCACGCATCCGGTGCAAGGTGAGCAGCCGCCAACAGCCACCCCACACCCGGAATAAGCGCGAGCAGAATACCGGGGAACATGGATTTGAACGGCGCGACCAGCCCCATGACGGCGTTCTTCCCAGCGTTGAGCCACTTGCCCGGATTATCGAAGAACTTCAACGCAGCGGCGAACGGGCCGAGCGTAATGGCCGCGAACGCAATCGCCGCGATGCGACCCAACTGCCACAGAATCGCACCGAGCGTCTGGAGATGGCCGCCAAGCCACGACGCACCCTTGCCGAGCGCGTCGAACACACCCGCCGCGGCATCCCCGGCTCCCAGCACATCGAACTTCATAATGGCTGCGAGCGCGGCGAACACGCCGACCACCAAGCCGACCGCGGCGATGATCGGCCAGACTGGAGCCAACACCGCCCAGACCCCGGCGGCAGTCGCATACAGTGCGCCGCTCAGCACGCCGAGCGCACCAGCCAGACTCCCGGCTCCAATTATCGAGCCAATGAAGCCGCCGACCAGCGTGCCCTGAGAGACCGCGAGGATCTGCGTGGCAAGGATGTTGGCACCCAACGCCAGCGTGAGGGCGGCGAACGTCCCCGTCAGTGGGATCAGTACCGCACCCAACGCCTGTAACGCGCCCTCGTGGTTGTTGACCCAGTTCACCCCCGCAGCTATCTCCTCATTCAGCCACTGAATGCTGGGTCCGGCACCCGTGAAAATCGAGAACGTCATCGCATCCAGACTCGATCTCAGGAACTTCACCGAGCCTGCGGCGGTATCCATCTGGCTCGCGGCGATCTCCGACGCCGTGCTGACACCACCGATCCCCTGCGAGATCTCGCCGACGCTCGTGTTGGCATCAGTGATATCAGAGGCAAGCGACGTGGCGGCGTCGCCCGAGATGTTCAACGCGCCCTGCAGGCGCATAGCGATCTCGCTGGTGGTCTCGCCGGAAGCCGCCAACTCGTCCATTCGCGTGACGATCTCCGTCGGCGTGACTTCAGATGGATCGAGATTCGGCATGTCCAACGCCTCGGAGACGGCGGCGATCTGATCGGGGTTCAGCTTGTTGAGTTGGCCGACCGACGCCTTGATCTCCGAGCGGAACACATCGCCGATCTTCTCGTTCAGCTTCTCTTGGTTATTCAGCAGCGGGATTAGTGCGCGTTGACCCGTCTGCCCGGCCAGATCTTGGGCGGCGGCCATCCGCTCGGAGGCCGACTGAATATCCGACATGGAGTTATTGATCACGTCAAGCGTGTTGTACAGGGAGATGAACTCACCCTCGCTATCGAGGAAGTCTTGGGTCGAGAGTCCCAACTCGGTCATTCGCTTGGCGGCTTTGCCCGACGGCGCGGCCAACTCTTGGAGCATCTTCCGAATCCCCTCACCGGCACGTGCCGCACGGATACCCGTATCGGCAAGAACCCCAGCCGCACCCGACACCTCGGCGAGCGTGATGCCGGTATTCGAGGCGACCGATCCGGCGCGGTTCAGCGTTCGGGTGAGATCGGCGAGGTTCGTCGTCGAACTGGCAAACGTCGCGGCCAGTGCCGAAGTCACCTGATGGGTCTCATCCGCCGCGAGGTTGTACATCCGCAGCGTCGAGGCCGTATCACGCGCGGCTTCCTTCATGGTCAGCGTCGAGGAGACCGCAAGGTTGGCCACACCACGGGCAGCCTGCATGGATTCTTGGACGCTGAACCCGGCGAAAGCAAGCTGCTCCATCGCACGGGAGGCATCGCCCATGGCAACGGGGAGATCGATCCCAATCGCCATCGCCGTATCCTGAAGCTTCGACATCTCAGCATCGGTCGCACCCATCAGTTCCTGCATTCGGCTGAACGTCTGTTCGGCGCGTCCATGTTGCATAACCAGCGCGCCGACCGACGCGGCCAATGCGCCCGTCACTGCAGCCGACGCAACGAATGCTGCTCGCATCCCGCCGACTGCCTTCTCTGTGTTCTCGAACGACTGGGCGGCGTCATCCCCCGCGGACTCGGCGTCTTTCAGCTGACGAGTGGCTTGATCGTTAGCTGTGACTACCGTCGCAATGCGGCGGACGTTTCCTGAGAACATGAATTAATGAAGTGACGTGGGTGCGGTTACGTAGTAATGACGTTGCCGTGTTTGGCAACGCCGGGTGTGACGCTACTACTCGTCCGATGCTGGCCGTGTGACGGCGCATCGTCCGGCAGTTGTTTGTCGGCCTGTTCGGATTCTTGTTGATCGAGTTCGGACAGCGACTGGCTCCAGTGCAGCCGTTTCTGCCACGGCCACTGGGCAACCTCCGTCGGATCGAGACCAAACTCGCGGGCCAACCGAGTTGTTAGGATTCCACTTGGACTGGCTGCCCATCTTCGGGAAAATCCATCATATCGTTGAGGCCGATGGCCGTGCTGACACGAGTTAACAGCCCGATCCGCTCGCTCATTCGCATATCACGCCATCGCTCCGGCGTGAGTTCCGGGGC